AGTTTACCAATCCTTGAAACATCTGCATCATCTACAACAGGAACATCTTCTTTTAGTAAGCCTTTCAAATCTTTCATAAAACCTTTGAGTACCCCAAGAGTAGTTCTCATATTCTCTACATATGATTTTTGGAGTTCCTTTGGTATGTCCTTACCTTCACGAGAAAGTTTCTGCATTTCTGCAAGGTCGCCTTTTGCTTTATCAAAGAATCCTTGTGCACCTCTAGCTACTTTATCAAAGCCTTCAATAGGTGCGAAGACATCAATAAGTTTACCAATCCTTGAAACATCTGCATCATCTACAACAGGAACATCTTCTTTTAGTAAGCCTTTCAAATCTTTCATAAGTTTAGACATACTCGCACCAAAATCATCAGCAACTTCTCCCATCTTATCCGCCGCGTCACCGAGTTGATCTGTACCTTCTAGAAAACCTTTCTTGAATTCGTCTGTAGCCTCACTAAAATACCCAAAGCCTTCTAAGATCATAGGTGCAAGCATTGCTAGAATACTAAGAATCATTCCTATTGGGCCTAACCAACCTAAAACCTTTGTGAGTTTTCCACCTATCCCTGCTACTGATGCTGCTGCTGCAGCTTTTCCTGGTGCCCCTCCTTTTACAGCAGTTGGCGCAAATGCCATCATCCCCCCTGCTCCAGCAAATGCAGCACTCTTCGATACGGTAGACATTTTTGTGGCAGGAGTTATAGCGCCAGCAAGACCTGAAGCCCCAAGAGCTTTTTGTGCTTTGGTTGCGTCAAGAGTAGCAACAGTATACATTTTCATTTGATTAGTTAAGCCTAGTAATGTTCTAGCTTGATCCCCAAATGAACCCCCAACAAAAGCAACAACAGTACCAAGTATAAAGAGTGTTGCTTTACCTATAGCAATAATACCAAAACCGATTAACAAAGATCTAAAAAACGCGGTAGTAAAATCAAAGAGGCGAATCATAGCTTTACCAAAAGGCCCATTAGCCTCATCTCTAATTTTTTGCATTCCTTTAAACATAGAAGTTAAAGGCTTAATTACCATTTTTATCCCAATAGCAAAGTCACGTATTGGGCCTACAACTAAAGTACCAAGAGATCTACCCAATTCACTAGTCGCAACATCCAAAACCATTAACTGATGTGCAGTATTCTCTGTTGTAAACTCTTCAAACTTCTTACTTATAAACTCTGTATCTTCAGTAGCTACCCTTCTGAAATGAAAAAACTGATCTTCAGCTTCCTCCATATTACCTTTGTTATCTTTGATAGCTTTTTTCGCTTGATCAAACACAGCACTAAGTGGGATAAACCCACGCGTGCCAGCTAAAGTATGCATGACTTTCTGTGCTTTTGCAAAACCGTCAGTCATGCTTGATGTCACAACAGCCGTATCCCAGATAACATCATTAATACTTCTTAACTGTTTTTCACCTCCACGTATTACTTGAGTAGTTACAGCAAAATTAGCAGATATTTCCTCATATTTAAATGACNACTTTTCCATGGCACGCCGTAGCTGTGTACCAGCAATAGCAGAACTCTGTGAGATGTTTCTTGTCATTGCCATGATCTGCAAAAAATCTTCAAACGATGGTTTAGCGAGTGTGACACCAGTAGCAGAACGAGTGATAACATCAGTCAACTCATTAAAATTGAGTTTACTTTTACTGGCAACACTAGCTAACTGGCTCATACGTTGAGCCATGTCATCACCACTTACACCCCAAACTGTATAAAGGGTCGAAGCAAGTTCAACAGACTTGTTCATATCTGTGTTCGCAATACGTGCCAGTTCAGCCATCGACTTAATAGATTTCAAAGCACCTACACCTTTGACGCCCTTTTTGGACAGCTCAGTAAAAGAATCAACAAGTTCATTTGTTTGAATGCCCGTGTGCATGGCAACTTTGGAGAAATGCTCCATAGCTTTATGTTTTTCTAAAAACGCTTTTACTGTTTGATCACCTTCAACAGAGGCAAACGCTGCCATACGTCGCATGGAGTTTTCCATTTCAATAGCAGGCTTTGCCATACCCATGAGCGCACTACCCATTTGCTGTATAACACCTGCTGTAATCAAAGCATCAAAGCGGTTACCTGACATCGCTGTAGACATCTGTTTTGATGAAGCCTGTACAGCCTTGGTCAGATTCTGGACATTCCTAGTCGCAGTCTTGGTGCCTTTAGCAGAATGGTCTTTAAACACAATCGCTATAGTAAGCTGTCCAAATGCGTTCATTGCCATTCTACTGTTTTCCTTTCGGTCGTAAGTCTTCCCACAACTCTGCTAGTGTATCACGGTCGAAGACATAGAAGTCCATGAGTTCTGACNATGTGATATTAAATCCACCTCCACCATCCATAGAGGATGTTTGATAGATTAAACATGCGTGGTTTTTTAGCCATTGACGCCTTGTCTCGCTCTTTCCTTCTGTGCGCGGAGCTTCTCCTTCCTCCTCTTCACGGAGTCTACTGTACGCATACGGCGTCGTTGAAAGAACGTTTTCTGTAAAGGGATCTCGAGATCAGCCTCCTCGCCGCAGTCTGTGTCACTACACACTACTACAAGCTCAGTGTCTATCCCACAATCTTGTTCATCTATTTTCTCACGTAACAAATCGAATTCGCCTGGTTCCATATTCTCAATGAAACTAGCAAACTCGAATTTATCCTGAGAATCAATACCTTCAACCTGTACCAACTGTTGAATAATCGAAGCATGTGTCTGAAGTATGCTACGTCCTTCCATTAAACGAGAGACAAACCTATCATCTTTCATTCTTAGATGTCTGAACTTGACTATTCTACCGTCTTCGAGCTGTGTCTCCATTGGTGTTTCAGCTTTGACGTCAGCTATAGCTTCCGGTGTAAGCTCTCGAACAAGTAGATCTTCATCTATGTTTACAGTTGTCGTTACAAGTTTATCGCATCGCGTACAACGGTATGAGAACTCGTACTCGACACCGTAACTATATTTGCGAAGCTGGAAGAACAGGAAGAAGATGTCACCTTGTAACAGTTCCTCCCAAACAACTTTGTCGTCCTTAAACGTGTAAGGGCCTGGGTCGATCATTCTAACCCAAGCCCTCTTGCACAGTTCAGCTACAATTTTTCCAGAGTTCAGTAGCTGCTTATTTGTCAGCAGCTTTTCATCAGCAACCTTAAGTGGGCGTATAACCCCCACCATCCCAGATGGGCATTTGACTTCGTATTCCATATTTTCTTGACCTCATAGCGGGGGACTCCCGCATATATTACGCTACCTATCTAGATCTACCTGTGTAGTAATCGTAGGTCAGCGTCAGTTGTTCAATAACCACCTCGTCTGTACTGTTATCCCAATCACCAGCCACATACTTTTGCGGCCATGCTCCGATAAGAGTCCACTCATATTTCAAAGCATTGTCTATATCACGCTCTTGGATCACCGCATCATCTGCTTTAAAAGAAGGGGAAGGGTTAGGAGATTTTCCGCCAACCATGTCACTTGGACCGTTCTTGGAAACATCAGCAACTACCTTGCCCCAACTATCAAAATCACGATTGCCGGAAACACCACGTGACAAGGTGACATCTGTGTATGTTACTCGACCAGGAACTTTGATTGGAATCAAAGCGCCACCTTCCCAATACTCAATCTTAGCAAACTCATAACTGAGTTCACTGCAACTCTGAAAAGCGGCATTTGCGAAATTGCTTTTGCACTGGACGAGAAACTTATGTTTCGTTTGTACGTATCGACTTGCACCGAATGCCATTTAATTATCCTCCAGTCTTATAGACTTTCTTGAATAGCCCGTGTGTCTTGAGACACGAGTATGATTACGTATTCTGCAGGTCTTGCAGTAGCGAGTCCGACACGTACATACACCTTGTTCTGTGCTCTTACGCGAGCATTGTTAAGGCCAGTACCTGCAACATCAGCATCCACTGTGAATGCTTGATCTGGTTCTGCAGAAGCGAAAGCCCCATCTTCTGTCCAAGAAGTCAGCTCACCAACAACAGTGTTCTCCAGTGAACTACGGAGAGCTTCGTCGTTGCTCTTGTGCCGTGCATACTGAAGACCATCCTGAAGAATCTTCTCGATGTACGAAACACCACGACGCTCACCAACAGATGGGAAGTTACCAGTGCCCTTACCAGTCCTGGTGCCGTCAATGAACACACCATAACCAGGAGGCGAAGCGGTAATCGGATTGACACGCTCAGGATAAACAATATCTCTGGTCGATTTCCGATTTACTGTGGAGGTTTCAACATCCACAACACCAAACAGAATTCCATCTTCCACACCAGCAGCCTGTTCAAATGGCCCACGGCGAGAACCGCTATCAATTCTCGCGTAAGTGCCCATTACAGCCCCAGAAGGTGGAACTGGTAATCGTGGTGCCCGTACCAAATACAGCAGTGTCTGGGTTGGGTACTTTGATTCTCGGCCAGTACAACGCGAAGTTTTCACTGGCAGTCAATGCCTGCATATTGGTAACGATTGTGGATGCACTGGCACTAGCAGCCGGGTCCATCACTGCAAACACTTGCTTCTCACGAGTGACCTCACAAAAAGTAATCATCGCTTCCTGAACAGTTTCAGCAGTACTATCTGGAATCGCCAAGAGCGTAATGTTCTCTTCTTCAAGAGTATTCAAACCAAGAGTAGAAGTTACACCACCAGTATACGAAGCGTCAGTGGGTGTTGCACCATTACCACCACCAATCAAAGCTGTAGCAGTTGTTACATTCGCAGGACGATCACCAGGTGTAGCCGTTACACTATCCAGATCAGTTAAAGTAACATACAAAGACCCAGTAGTAGCATTGTTCACTACAGTTTCGCAAAAGTTCGTATTCGCGTCTACCATCGAAAGATTAGGCCAAACTTCAACAATCTCGCCACTCTTCAAGATGGTGAGGTTAAAGTTTTCAGCGACACCGTTAGTCGCGTCAGTGATGGTGTACGAAATGTTGTTACCCCAAGCACCAGCAGAGTTTGCAGAAATCTTGAGAGTGTCTACTGACGAGCCATCCACGAGATCTTTTGCAGCAGTGATTCCTGTTGCGCCAACTGTAAACCCAAGAGCAGTCGCATCCGTATTAGACGTAATCTCAATTCTTGAAGCTGCAGTAGCTGTATCAGACGTAATTGTTACATACGTAGAAGGTGACTCATTTGCTGTTACACCAGTGATATCAGTGTTGATTACTGCAAATACTTCAGCAGCAGTTGCAGCCCCAATAGCTACAAAGTCAGCTGTATTGAAAGTAGCAGTCTGTTCTACACCACCATCAACCTTCAAAGTAAGTACTTCGCCATCAGATAATGCATATGTTTCTGCATTACCAGATGTTACAGCTGCTGACAAAGTCCCAAGGACACGAACGATTTCGGCACTACCTCCACCGTTCTGAAAGAACATCCTCATATTCATGGGGACTTCAGCACCAGAAAGCAGCCCTCCAAAGTTCTGTACGTATTCATCCCATGAACTTACAGTTGTGGGCGTGTCCAGTGGACCACGCTCAGTTAAACCGACAACGCCAGGAATTGCTGATGGGGGCTGGGCCAGCGTCCTGACTTGCGGCTTCTCTTCAATTATATGTACTGCAGATGCGAGAAAATTAGCCATTTAGCTTCTCCTTCTTAGTAGAGCGTGCCTTCTTTTTGCGTTTTAATGACCTCGGCTCCACCTTGTCTTGAGATTTCAACACGGGAGCATCTGCTGGTGCCAGTTCCGTTGGCACTATATTTTTATTCTCCACCTTAACTACCTTCTCAACCATTTTGGTTATACGGATAGTTGGTGGTCTAGTTTTGAGTAGATCTTGAACATAAGGCAGCTTGTCAATTGCCTCATGTAACCCCTTCACAACTCCACCTGGTGCAATGGTTACAGACTCCGAGAGTAACTTATCGACCATAAACACACCTGTTCTACTATCAGATTGCGAAGATCGAAGGAGTTTGGCACTCTTACAATTGCAGGGGGCACCGTTATTACAATAGTATTTATGGTACAGCGGTATTGTCACAGGTTGCTGTGACAAGTTATTTACACGTACTGTCATAACG